GCTGGTGCAGACGCATCTCCGACTGTAGAAGGTTCTGCGTACTCGAAGGCCGTTATCGGTTCTGACGGTTCTACCGTTTGGGATCCGACTGGCTCTGGTAATGCTACGGCATTGGCAGACGCTGGTATCCGTGAAATCATCCGCCAGTTGGATGACAATGACGTACCGAACGCCGGTCGCGTACTTGTTATTCCGCCTGTCGAGAAGAAGTCACTGACGGGTATCGCTCGGTTTACTGAGCAGGCGTTTGTTGGCGAGTCGGCTGGTGGAAACACCATTCGTAACGGCATGATCGGTCAGGTATACGGCGTTGACGTTTTCGTTAGCACCAACTGCCCAGTCGTTGATGATTCTTCGACTGAGGCCGACCAACGTGCATGTCTTCTGTTCCAGAAGGAGGCCTTGGTCTTCATCGAGCAGATGCGTCCACGCGTACAGACACAGTACAAGCAGGAATGGCTGGGTGACTTGTTCACCGCTGACACCCTGTATGGTGCTGGCGTCTTGCGTCCGGAAGCTGGTATCGCTATCGTTGTTCCTGCATAAGGCATAACCTTTAACAGGAGAACACAATGAGCAGATTATCAGGATATAACGCTGAAGTTGTCAACGACTTCGCTAGCCTCGCGGCTGCGGCGGAAGTTGAACTCGACGTAACTGTACCGGGAGCCAAGCTGGGCGATTTCGCCTTTGCTTCCCTCGGTGTAGACGTTGTCGGCCTCATCGTAACAGTGAACGTAACAGCAGCCGATACGGCTACTGTATTAGTGGCTAACCCCACCGCCGGTGCAATAGACCTCGCGTCTACCACCGTTCGTGTAAAAGTTATCCCTTACGAGAACCTGTAAGCACGGCAGAGATGTCCCCCTTCGGGGGGACTCTCCCTTATTCAATAGGAGAGTACATTGGCAGATCGTAGATATGCTCTCTTAGGGCACAGCCACGCAGCTTCGGCTACGGCATGGGGATCCATAACAGGAACCCTCTCAGCCCAAACAGATTTACAATCGGCGCTAGATGCTAAGGCACCAACGTCGCACACGCACTCACTGACAGACGTAACGGATGTTACTGCACTAGCAGCAGAGCTTAACCTGCTTGACCTATCTGGTCTCACGGCTGGGTGGGTATTATCAGCAGACACCGCGACAACTGCGAGCTGGAAGGCTCCTGCTGGCGGTGGACTATCAAACATCGTCGAGGATGTCTCACCGCAACTTGGTGGCAACCTCGATCTAAATTCTAAAACAGTGAATGGCACTGGTACTATAGGAATAACAGGAGCTATCACAGCTACCAGTTACGGTGGTATTACTGAAGCTAACCTGTTAGACAAGACAGCAAGCGAGAACATCTCGGGAGCTACATGGAACTTCCAAGATAACAACGTAACTCGTCCTGTCTTAACAGACTACTCAGTAGAGGACAGTTCAGCTACGGTCTCAGCCAACGCTGTTACGCTTACATACAGTACGTCACAGAGCTATACCCTTGACCTAGAAGCAGCAACAGGTAATGTGACAGTTACTATTAGCGGTGGCCCACCCTCTGGCAGATACGGAGAGATGATTGTCCAAGTTAAGCAGGATACAACAGCAGATCGAACACTGACATGGGCAGGTGGTACATTTGTGTGGCCCGGTGGGACAGAAGTAGAACCTAAGACAGGTTCAGATGCTATCACTATCTACTACCTAAGCACGTGGGACACAGGAACTACTTGGTACATCAATGGAGTGGAGTACGGAGCATGATAGTAGGTAGAGCAGGTGGGCACGTAGCAGGGCCTAGTGCTGTGGTCACCCTTAGTGGTCAAGTTGTCACTAATATTGACAGTCCGGCCCCCGTTTCAGCCAGTATTCAGATTAGGTCTACTGGAGGGGTATTCAGGGGGCTCGATGGATCGTACGCTCAAATAGACACTGCTACTGATTGGATCATCCCCAACTCGGCAGCGTCAGGCCCCGGCACTTACCACGTAAGAGCAACGCTCAATGCTTCGAGTGGCTTTGCCACCAGAACTGGGACTCTAGGTTCGTGGTTAGCACTAACCTCAACCAGAACGTGGGAATTAGAGAAAACTACAACTGGAGCCTCTACTTGGGATTTAGATATCGAGATAAGTGACGATGGTGGTTCAACAACTTTGTCAACCGCACTATATGAGTTGACAGCACAAGTGTTCTAAAGGAGAACGAAATGAGAAAGATAGAAGATAGAGAAGAAGGTGGCTTAATGGCACTTGACGCAATCGGCATCACTGAAATAGAACCCACGTAAGGACTAACATGGCAACACAGCTCACACTGGTAAACAACGTTCTACGTAGACTGCGGGAAGATACTGTCGCGTCCGTAGCGGACAACGCATATGCCCAGCTCGTCGCCATGTTCATCAATGACGGCATACGAGAGACATCAGAAGCATACGACTGGAGTTCCCTGCAGCACACGGTCAACGTGGCTGTATCAGCTAGTACCTTTGAGTACGACCTCTCGTTGCTTGTATCCGGTGGGGGCAATGTAGACAACGCGGATCGCGTTACTACTCCAGACTCTATGCTCAGGTTCGGCATGAACGGACGGCCTCTGGCTTTCCTGTTCGCAGACGACACTGAGACTGACGTAGAAGTTAACCTTAATCTGGTTACAGAAGACACACGCATGTGGAGATACCAGCAGGATCGTGGCGACACGAATGCTTTACCCTCATGCTTCTCCCTTATCCACACCTCCACAGGTGATGGACAGATGCTACGCTTGTGGCCTACTCCTAGTGAGTCCAAGCACATCCGCATCGTATTCAACACCCCCCAAGCAGAACTAGCCATCGACGGTACTGACGACGCCACGGAAATACTCGTGCCCAATCAGGTAGTCGAGGCTTACGCGCACATGTCTCTCGCGAATGAGAGAGGAGAGGAGATCGGAGAACCGGGTAACATGCTGGAGCGTAGATGGCAGCGCCTACTAGGCGGAGCTATCGAAGCAGCAATGACAGCTGATGGATGGGCTGACCGTTACGTCAGCTACAGAGACTAATGCCTAGGTCTCACGGAGGCGCAGCCCTACAGCACATCCCACTGGCTACGCCCGGATTCCATGGGCTCAACACAGAGGCAGCCTCGTCGCTGCTCGGCCCGGAGTGGGCTACAGAATTAACGAACGCTGTCATAGACGACAGCAACAGGCTTGCAGCACGCAAAGGCTGGGTAGACCAGACCACTACTCCTAACGCAGATCCTTTTGTTTCTGGGTTTGAGTACCGCAAGCACAACGGCAGCTCTGAGATCATATGCGCAACCGACAATGCTACCATTGTACGCAGCACGGATGAGGGCGTAAGCTTCTCTGACGTCACGGGCACCGCCACCTTCACCAGTGGCAAGTGGGAGTGGTTGAACTACGCAGATACTGTGATCGGACTGCAGAGCGGCAAAGCTCCTATCGTCTACACTGGTACGACATTCTCGCACCTTACGGACGTGAACGTGCCGACAGGCAAGGCAGGAACTGCGTTCGCAGGACGTCTCTGGATAGCAGACTCCGACGGCATCACGCTGAAGTGGTCGGCTCTGTTGGACGAAACGGACTGGACAAGTGCGGACTCTGGCTCTATCGACTTCAAGAACGTATGGCCGGGCACAGATACCATTCAAGCAGTAGCCTCACACAACGGCGCTCTGGTGGTATTCGGAGCACGTAATATCATATTCATTACAGACGGTGCAGGCAGCGAGTTGGGTATTGACCCGACGCAAGCCTACATCGCAGACATCATCTCAGGCACTGGGTGCATAGCACAAGAGTCAGTACAAGCAGTAGACGGAGACCTCTGGTTCCTGTCAGACTCTGGACTCATGTCACTGGGGCGTCTCATACAAGAGCGTTCCAACCCGATGCAGAACCTGAGCAGTAACGTACAGTCGGCGCTGATTGCAGACATCAATCTCTCCAGCTTCGACATCACCGATCTTCGGTCGGTCTACTCGCCTAAGGATAGGTTTTACCTCCTTTCCCTACCGAGGGTGAGTGGATCGGCGGAAGTTGGGACTACATGGACATTCGATACCCGGGGCAGGCTGGAGGACGGCACTGCCCGATGCTTGGGTAATTGGACTGGACTGATCCCAACAGTGCTGTGGAGACGTGCTAACAACGATATCTTCGCAGCCAACTACGCATACCCGGGCGAGCTATTCAAGTATGAGGGACAGGACGACAACGACCTAGCGTTCTTGTTTACCTACCGCGGCGGATGGACAGATCTGGGCGCACCCGGAATGCTCAAGATACTCAAGCGTATGGCTGGAGTGTTCTTCGCTGACACCGCTACCACTGTATCATTCAAGTGGGCGTGGGACTTCGAGGAGACATACAGTACTCGTGTCAAAGAGTTCACAGGCGACGGAACAGCTAGCTCATGGGACGTAGGTCTCTGGGACTCGGCAGTCTGGGGCGGCGGTACACAACTGAGAGAAGGTAAGGTAGTACCATCCGGCAACGGTAAGTACATTCGGTGGGGATTAAACGTCTCTATCAACGGACAAGAATTCAGCGTACAACAGCTTGAGCTATTCGCCAAGATTGGGAGACTTTCATAAATGTCAGATTATTCACGTCAACAGGACTTTAATGCCAAGACAGGCACGACTATCTTTGGGTCAGACGTTGACTCAGAGTTCGATGCTCTAGTCACTGCAGTTAACTCTAAGGTAGATGAGAGTCGCGAAGGTGCTGCGAACGGCATACCTACTCTGGATGCAGGCGCACTGATTCCTGCAGGCATCAGCGGGACAGCCACTTCCGGAGGCGGCCAGATGCCAGAGGCATCCCTGACGGCTCTAGGTGCAGTAGAACTCGCCACCACCTCAGAAGCTACGACACTTACAGATGCCCTTCGCGTAATAACTCCAGACACTCTGGACGATGTGCTATCAGCCAACGGCGGTATTGCTAAAGACTTACAGGCGCTGGCAGCCCCCGGTACAGACACGATCTTGGGATACGATCTCACCGCCGGTG